TTTAAAGCCTCTGATCTTAGGTCTTTACCTGCTTTGTCTGCCGCTGCCCTTGTAGCTGCTAGGCCTTTCTCCAAGCTGTTTGTTTCGTTGAGGAGACGTATCTGTTTCTTTAAAGCCTCTGATCTTAGGTCTTTACCAGCCTTATCCGCAGCGGCCCTCATGGAGGCTATACCCCTCTCCAAGCTGTTTGTGGTGGTTAGTAGAGCCCCTTGCTTTCTTAATTCAGATGTTCTTAGGTCTTTACCCGCTTTATCTGCTGCTGCCCTTGTAGCTGCTATACCCTTCTCAAGTGTGTTGGTTTCATGTAGTATTGCTAGTTGTTTCTTCAGTGCAGCGTAACTTTTACCTTCGGCAGATGTCTTTATGCCAATAACCCCTAACTGTTTTTTCAGTTCTAGAGTTTGTGCCTCTGCAATTCTTAGCTTTCTAGCTTCTGCTCTAAGTACTGCTCCGCCTTGACCAGAAACAACTGCCAGTTCTTTTACTACCGCTGCTTGTTTTTCTATCTCCCTGTTTAGTTGCTTCTCTACAAGAAGCAGTGCTTTGGCCTCACGCGTTGTTTTCATGAAAGAAGTATCTTTTAAGGCCTTACTTCCTTCACTATAGTATTTTTTTGTTTCTGTTGTCAGTTCTTTGAATGCTGCTTTGGCTTTTCCTGTGTTTTTTGCTAGATTTTTGAATGGGTCTTGGGTTGTTATCTTCGCCATTGCGGCGATAGCATCTTCTAACGACTTCTTAAGAGATCTAATTTGCTTGTCTGTCAGATTGGCCTTGACGCCAATCTCTTCTATATGTTTGTATCCGTCTTTCAGACTTCTTATATCCGATGGATCTATTCCGAGACTGATGAATTCTGACATTAGGAGGCCTTTGAATTTGTTATATTGGTATACCTGTGATCAGCGTACTACACAGAACAAAAAAGGCAAGCCTTTTGTAGGCTTGCCTATTTCTTAGATCTTGCTTTTGCCGCAGCAACAGCCTTAGCTTCAGCGTATTGAAAGGACAGTGACGAACTCTCTATGTGCTGTACTTTAGTTATCAATTCCAACCTGTCTTCATCGTAAGGAACTCCATAACAATCTAAGGTTTTATGTATTGCCATGACATTAAGTGAAACTGCTCCGCTCATTGACATTACATACTGCCCTGCCAGTTGAGAGTGTACTTCGAAAGCAGCAGTGTTGTACTCATGTACTCCCGGGAAGCAGGTTATGCACGGCGGATCCTCCATCGTGCGGGAATGGGCGTCCCTGCAGTCTCTGCAGGAAAGCCTATTTACCTCGCTGTTAAACTCCCCGAGATCCCTTAGTTTTTTGCTACTGCCTCGCCTTGAGACTCGATCTTCTCAGCCATCCCTTCTTGCTTCTCTACTACCCAGTCAACGAACTCGTCACTCTCATCAATCATCTTGGCAAGATTGTTACGAGTAAACTTCATTGGCTCACTGTCTGAATTTGTAAAGCCAGACCACTTCTTCACGCAAGCAAATACGATGTCACGGTTTTTCTTTGTGAGGTTGAATGAGATCTCAGATCTCATATCAGCGGTATCGTGTTGTTTTGCAGAGAGTTGCATTGAGGATTGAGTGATAGTGTTCAGTACGCCAGGCCGCAAGTACTTGATAACTACTTTAGCGTCTGATTCTTCAACTTCAAAAGTCTCTTCAATGTCAGCGGTGAGTGTAGGTGTAAACATAATGGTGCCTCCTGTGTCGGCGGTTAAGTGTAGTCCGTCACCATACCAACCGCCATTGGAGGGCATGGATCAGGACTGAAAAGATAGTAGCATAGAAAATAACAATTGACAAGCACTAGTAGTGGATGTATAAAGAGGTTAAAGGAGGTGATTCAAATGAGAAAGACTCTATACCTAGAAAGAGAGCATGATGATTGGGTTAGTGGTGAGATGAAAAAATCAGGGAGATCTTACCCGGCTGTTATAAGAAGGTTAATAGAGAAGGAGATTGAAAAAGATGAGGTACTTAATAATATTTTACCTGCTAACAGTGACAGGCTGCGCTAAGCAATACTCAGACACACAGTGTTTAGAGATGCAACCTAGAGTAGACACAGTTCAGAAGGTATTATGGTTTAACACACATTGCAAGGCTCACAAGATGGTTGGAAAGAGAAATGTGCACTACATAAAGGTTAAACAAGTTGGTGGAAAGTCTTCTACTTATAGGGTGAGTTGGTAATGGGAGCTAAATTATGCATATAACAGAGTTTGAAAAATCAGAAGCGTACTTAACCGAGGAGAAGTTAGGTGACATCCTCATCACACTGTACCCAAGTAATGAATTCATACACAATAGGGTGGTGCCAAACTCTGGGCTAAAGAACAGGCCTGACTACAGATGCGACGATTTAATGCTGATAGTGGAGTTTGATGGTCACTACCACTTCACCAGCCCTAAGACCATACTAGCAGACGTTAAGAAGGATGTTGTTTACGCATCTATGGGGTACAAGATAATTAGGGTGCCATACTTCATACAGATAAACCGCTGGTCCGCAGGCCTGTTCTTTGACAGCAACTATTGTGACAAACTTAAGGTGGAGGACTTCCCTCATGGCTTTATCACTCTAAATTCAGTGTTACCAGCAAGTTACTGTTCCATGGGTGTTGTATTGTTCGAGAAGTGGTGGGGTACTTTATGTCTGGCTGAGATGGGAGAATTCGTTACAGAAAGAAACATATGGTTGCAGGTTGTACACTACGGCAGGGACCCGGCAGAGGTGTTTCCATTGTCATTCATTGAAAATAATAAAGAAGTGATGAAAGCGGTAATAGAGTACGGGTACCCGACCTAGTAATAAGTAGGTGTGCCCGTGACAAAGTGTCACGGGCACTGGGAGAGGAGAGATGGTACTTTATACGCAGGTAGTGGCAGAAGTGTCAAATGCCATCGCCTCACCGCTGGAGATTTTGGTGGTTGCAATACCAGAGAAATCAGGTACAGATGCTTCGTCGCCGACTGCCTGTTCGAAAGTCAGCTGACCAGCAACTACTGCACTGATCTTTAGTACAAGTGGATCAAGACCACCAACATAATCAGCGTAACAGACCTGACCTACAGTAAAACCATTTTCAATAAACAGAGATGCTGAATCAGTACAAGTTGCACCAGTACCAGTATCAGCAACAAAAGTAAGATCAGTTCCTCCGCGATGGTTTTCGAATATTGTAGACTGACCTGCGGGTGCGATGTCGAATGTGAAACTGTAGGCTTCAGACTTAGTGGCAGTAGGGGCAGACATTGTCCCTATCTGCATGTAACCTCCAGGATCACTTATCAAATCTAAACAACAAAATGAGCAGTTGTCCAGATAGAACCTCATATCAGTGACTTTGGTTGCATTAAGCGCCCACTTACGGAAAGCTGCCTGAGTTTTGTCCTTCAGGGTAAAATTACCCCCACAGCTTATGGTATCATAAGTAAGTCCGGAGGACACCTGAATATCAACAGGCACACCAAACTCTGAAATGGTAGTCATTGAGCTCGTCCAACCAACTGGAAGAGTCATGCTATTCAGACCACGTACAAGAACTTCATCAGACTTACCAGCATAGATCATCAGCTTGGATGCCTGGGCTACTACAAAATTTCCTTCCTGAGTCATAATAATATCTCCTAAAATTTGAATGGGAGGAGTATCGTGTTGACAGTCCACCCTTTAAAGTCTTTATCGGACAGCGGCCTTGGAGATCCATACAAGACACCGTTAACAGTATTAATTGCTAAGGTGTCTACGAAGTCCTCGAACTCACTTGTCTCTTTCATTCCAGAATACTCTCTTGTCCATAAAGATATATCTAGGAACTTGTCTGTGATGAATTCCCTCAAACCCATACCAGCCTGTTCTTTACCTATACCAGTTATATCCAAAAGAATAAACGAATTTTCTCTACTTTCTAAATCTGGTTCTTTTTCTCTTGGGTAGATAACGTCGTGAGCTAGAGTGTAGTTACTTTCAAAATAAGCTACAACCTCTTGTCTTGCTTCCTCAACAGTTAGTCCACCAATAAGACAACTCATTATATCATACCTCCAGTACTGGTGCCGTACAGCCAGCCACTCCTATTCCAGTGGATCTTCTCTTTAGCCGTGGCTAGGGCTCTTCCCGGGGCGTTTACGTCCCTTAGTTTTACTCCTGCTTCTGCAGTTCTCCAATGTGGGGCATTTATGTACTTAATTTCAACTCTGTCACTCATACTAAAAGCAGGATCTGTAGCAAAATTATTGAACCATCTGTTGTAAGTTGACGCTATTCCAATGGCGTATTCGTCACCTTTCTGTTTGATTCCGCCGTAAGACTTACCTAGTTCGTGCCAATTGTTGTGTGCCTCCTCTAGGTCAGTAGCTACTCCATCTCCTATACCGTTGACCTGAATTCTCAAGTTAGATACAAGATAACCAGAATATTGTGGGGTCTCGTAAGCTGCTACGGTGTAGGCGTTTATAACCTCTTCACGCAGTACTTCCTTAACGCGCTTATCAGATATTTTACTTTTCGCTATCCTCAAGTGCCGCATAAGGCCAGGCATATCAAAAGAGAAATTTGCCATGGTTTAACTCCTCCGGCAGTGCAAAACATTTACTGCACCGTCTAAGTACTTATGTACTACGCTAAATACTCCTACAGTATCACCTACCTCACACGGATGCAGTGTGTTTACTGTGTAGTCTCCATCCTCTATCTTAACGTAGTCCATCCTTGTGTTCTCGAAAGACTTAAGCCTCTCTTCAACAACACATAGAGAAGAAGTTGTTACATCAGCACTTGTCTCAGTTACAGGGTCGTACAATCCTTTAACTGTTATGTCAAGAGTCTGTAAGGCAGAAGGGATATTGACTAACTCTGTAACAGCAAACCCAAACTCATCAATGTGGGAGTCTGAACTTGCTCGGTAATAATTTGCTTCGTGTACTAAGTATGTTCCAGCAGTAATCGGCGCAGACGCTGGTAGCATTGCCGTGTAACCACCAAGATAGTTTGAGGAGTCTGTTAGTACCTCTCGTCTGGTATAATGTATTGTGCCCCACTCAGTGACTCCTGCTGAAGAGTCAAGGATCTGCTCTACAGTCTTTACCGCGTAGTTTCCATCCGTTGGTATTATTGGTCGCTTTGTTCTGACGACGTAGTCTCTGAAGAAGTCTACAGATTCTTTAGCTGTCAGGAACACCTCACCTGTCTCGACTTGAATTACAACGTCAGGGACAGCTATCTCAGGAGCAGTCTCCATGATCCTGCGTCTGGAAGTTTCTCCGGACCTTAGACTATCGTTGAACGGAAGAACTTGAGCTTCAAAGGCATTCTCACTATTTATATCAGTGAAGATTGTTTTATTGAACGACGCTGCTGCTTCTTTAAGTGAAATCATTAGCCAAGTACCGGGTCGTAAGTTGGCTTCACTGCAGTTAAGTACGGGGTTGCCGCGGCAGCAGTTTGATCACCTATGCCCTCTAAATCTTCCTTCAGCTTCCCTAGGTTTTTCTTTATGGCCGCTATAACGTCCTTCCAAGTTGACTCTGGAGAGAATCTGGTAAGCGTTACTTTTGAGTCACTAAGTGTTTTTGGGGCTCTCATACTTAAGGATACAGCAACCTCTAAAGCCACTGAGTAAGTAGCGTACAGCCTTGTTAGGTTGTACGCTGTGGAGTCTGCTACAGGGTCAAGAGTAGAGAACACAGTCTTTATAGGATTTAAGGCTGTGTCTGCTATGTCGATGTCGTCAAGAGCCAATTCAAGTGAGTTAGCGTATAGCTCCAAGGAAAGTACAGTATCAGGAAGAGTATCAGTTGACATCCCGATAGTGCTTCTTACCTCGTCGTATGACGTGTATGCAGTGATGAGGATAGTCATTATCTCTCTTCTATAAGCCCTGCATTGATTTGTGCTTTAAGCCATGTGTCCATCTGGCATGCCGTTGGTACACCTGGAAGGAATCGCACGTTCATGTAAGGGTGGTACATGCTGAGTTTTTTAGAGGCATACATAATAACTTTGGGTTCAGACTTAACTTTTGATTTAGGCCTAACTTCCTGCTTGACAGCTGGTTTCTGTTTACTTGTAGTTCTCTTAATAGGCATGTTGCTCTCCTTTAGTTTGTTTTTACCAGAAAAGCCCTTTTGACCGAAGTCAAAAGGGCTGTCAGAACTAGTAGCTCTAACTACCTATTATGCATAGGTCATTGTGCTAAAAGCATCCGTATATTGCCTGTACAAAATAAATCCACGATCAAAACGCATCTCAGTGCTACGCTTCATCACCTGAGCTTCGAGTGCGTTGTAAGCCACTGAGGACGAGGTGATCTTGGCGATAGCGTCTGCGGACTGAATTCCCATCAGAGTTTTAGCAGGGAAGGTTCCAGCAGGCATAACAACCATTCCAACAGACTCAGCGAACTTTGGATACAGAACCTTGTAAGGAGCATCCATACGATCAGTAGAGTTGTTCATTACGTTGGTAGGTCGATCAGCGCGTTTCTCAACAGCGTACATTGATGCCCAGTCACATACAATCTTGTCAGGTACCATGTTCATGCTGTCTTTGTAGAAATACTTCAACCAAGCTTCCTGGTCGATACCGCCACCAGAAAGATCGGCAGAGGAAATAGAGTCAGCAGTAAAGGTCGAAAGAGCAGCAGTACCATCATCCATAGGGGTGACAGCAGCGTCAGGATTGCCAGCGAGCAAGAGTCCAATCTGGGCTACCCACTCTGCATAGTCTGCTTTCTTGTAGAAACGAGCCATGGTACGGGTTACAAAGTCAAGACTGGAAGTCATTGCTTCGTCTGAAATCTCCAGACCAAAAGAGGTTGCTGGAATAACACGACTTACATCACTTGCTGTGATTGACAGAATGGTATTTGGTCGAGCGTTCTGCCCTTGACGAGAAAATGAGGCATCTTCTGGGCCGCCTTTTCCGGTGTAGTCAATTACAGGTTGCTCAATACGAGTACCGGCAACAGTCTCACGATAACCCACAAGGCTTTCGAAAGCTGAAGTGGCGTCATTCTCGTTGGTCATCATTTTGCTCTCAACTGCTTCCATAAGGGCAGGAGCAAACAGGATACGAGAGTCAGGAATCATTGGGTTGGAGGTGTAAGTACCGCCGGTTGTGTTGTCTGCTGCTTCGTAACCAATAGGGTCAAGAATTTCACGAAGAGTAGAGGACGGGCGACCGGTCTCTGCATCTCGCTCGAAGCGCATGCCAGATCTCACACACATCTGCTTGAAAGTCTCAGGCTGATCTGCAGCGGTGGGAAATTTCATGTTTACGTGCTGACGAAAGGTCAGCTTGCTATCAGCAGCTTCACGGTGAAGTTGCATTCCGTTCAGCTCCAGATCGAACTGGTTGCCGTTTTTATCAACTAAATTAACGCTCATTTTATGGTCTCCTTATACGAGTTTAACAACAAAGTCTTTAGTATCAACACCGGCAGTTAGTGCTACCCATTTTCTGTTCCCAGTCAAGGCTTCAGCCAGCAATGCATTAACAGACGCAGCGATAAGAGCTCCTGATGCGTCATCAGCTAGATCGGCAGCTACAGCCGCCTTGGTAGACACAAGTCCCCGCTTTACAGAGGCTGTTCCTGCCGCGGTGTTAGCAGCTGCTTCTACAACTGCTCCGAGGGCCACTGCACCTGATGCAGTTACTCGTACAGTTCCTCCTTCAACCAGTGTCACAACAACAAGTCCGCCGTCAGTACCGCGTTCAATTGAGTCGATGAATCCGTAGATTGCATCCCCATCAGCGCATAAGGTTACTTGTCCGTCACCAGCAGAAAGTTTAACAGGTTTGCCGACGTCGGTGTCTTTAACTGCTCCTACTATCTTCCATTCACGGTGGAAGTTCTCACCAGCTTTTGGTAATATTTGTACGCTTGCCATTTTGTTTCTCCTTAATTAGAACGACAGGGCTTTATAATCGCCATCGTCGGCCCGGGTTTGTTTAACTTCTTCTCTTACAGATCCTTCTTCATCCGGAACAACTCCGCCAGTAGGCAGGGAGCTCTCGAACGTTTTGGACACTGAAGAGTATTCTTTCATAATAGCAGCAGCTTCCCAACCATTCATATCTACTGAAGACAGAGACAGTGCTACTCTCATTGTGTTAATTTGTGCGCAAATAACTGCTACCATTGGGGCAGCGGCTTCTGCGTTTGAGATTGCAGCGTCTGCTACCTCTGTTTCTGATGCTTCCAACTTAACAGTAAGCTCTGCAAGTTCTACCTGCGAAGCGTCAAACTTTTCAGTCATTGCTACAAGCTCAGAAGCTTCAACCATTTCTGGGGTATCCTCTGTTGCTTCGGCTGCAGCTGCTATTTCAGTGGCTTCTGCTTCAGCTGCAATTGCTGCTAGAGCTTCTGCATCTGGTTCTACTTTTGTATCTGCTGCGTCCGGTGCAGGAGTTCCTTTCCCTGCGTTAACCAGAGCGGCCAGATGTGCTTTACTAAATTTCTTAGCCATTCCTGGATCTCCTTGCGCCGAGGCGCTTGAATTAAAAGAGTAATTATTTGGATAATTACTGGTATTTCCAATGGTGTCAAGTGTTTTCTCTGCTAATGCCATAGTTTCAGCTAAAGCTTCGTCGAAAGAAGTTATCTTGTTTACCAACCCAAACCTAAGGGCTTCTTCACCAATGAAGGTTCTTCCTGTCTCTATCTCTTCCATTGCAGGGCGAGGGACTCCTGTCTTTTCAGAGACAAAATTATAAAATATTTCGGCGTAGGTGGATACTTGCCCACCGAGCATTTTTCTGTTGGCAGCACTTAGTTTTTCATATGGGTTGCCTGCCTGCTTGTGTTTGCCAGATCTAAAGACCTCTGCGTGTACACCTTGCTTCTTTAGAGCTTCAGTATACTCCATTAGGGTCATAACAACTCCAACTGACCCTACTTCAGACATAAGGTCTGCATAACACTTCTCACAGGAGATGCCGAGGAAATAGGCTGCAGATGCCATGGTGCTTGAGGTGTGTGCAATTGTTGGGACGTCAAGCCCTTCAATGAAGTTTGATAGATCCTTCATTCCTGATACTGAGCCGCCAGGTGAGTCTATGTCAAATAGTATAGCTCCTGCTCCCATCTCAACAGCTTCGACAGCTGCTTCCCGAACGCTGTCATAAGAGACCAGCCCATAAAATTTGTTGTACCAAGAATTGCTGTTTGTCAACTTTCCTTTGACTTCAATTACAGCAGCTCCCTGAGTCATTGTCAATATATCTGATTCAGGAGATTCTTGTCCAACTCTGTCTGCTTGCATCTGCATAGCAGCAGACTCCATCTCAAAGAAGTCAAGTCCTCTCCCTTCCATCATTGCTAATATTGAGTATTGCTTTTTCATTATGAGTTTTTCCCAGCTACCCCTGAAGGTGCATCAGATTTTGTTTCTTTACCTGTCTGTGTGTCGTCTGTCTTCCCGTCGGCGGTAGCACTGGTATTAGAGTAATCGTTTTCACTGGTATTAACAGGTGCAGTCTTAAACATAGTTCCTGCAAGATTTACGTACCCTTTTGGAGGAAGAGAGCCTGTGAGAACTATTGAAGCCTCAATGTCTGAAATTAATCCTAGAGACAGTTGTTCAGTTACCCGGGCCTGCTTTACCATTTTAAATGATTCAAGCTCAAGCTCTGGTCTCAGGTTGATATCTTCGAAAGCAAACTTAACAGAAACTTCCTGACCCATAAGTCTAGCTGCCAGAGTAAGAATCCTGCTCAGCATGTTGTTCAACTCTAGTTGTATGAAGCTAGCACCCTTTATAAACAGCATGCTCTCTGTTGACGCAACCCCAGATGTCTTACCCCTGCCTATTACAGAAGGGAGAACTTTAGATGCAGATGAAAGTTGCCCAGATATTAGGTCGTTCAAAACCTCAATGGACCTATCTTCTGAGCGATTTTTGTCTGATGTGGTTCCCACCTCTAAGGTAGAGAAAATGACAAGAGAGTCTTCAGGACTCAGCCCGTTAAGTTGATCCTCTACTTGAGCAACAGTTGAAGCTGCTGCTTCAGCAATTGCCTTCTTGTCGTTTTGGGCTTCAAGTGGTAGAGTCTTAATCCACTCCTCGGAGTTTATAGTGACTACAAGTCTCTGAAGTAAATTCTTATGTGCCGCTCTTCTTAGGTGATCTGATAACTCATGATCCCACAACGCTACTTGAACAGCAGTCTGTAGTGGACTTTCTGAGTACGGAGTTGCTATGTCCTGCTGGGTTGCAGAATAAAATATAGTGGCAAAGTTTAATTCAACATCGCCATCTTTACCTTTGTATATTGGATAACTATCTAATAGATTATCTGCCCACTCTAGGTTTCCAGTGTTCACCGGTCTAATATAGACAGGCAGTTTGCCGGCACCAAGAATTAACTCAGAAGTCATCCCTCCGTATCTCAGAACATCGAAAATAAGCGAGGAACAAACAGATCTAAGATCTGTAGAGCGAGTGAATCTTGTGTAGTCGTAGGATTGGGTGTTCAGCTTCTGAACGAAGGCTTGAATAAGTTCCGTACCTTTCTCACTGATGACGCCTGTCTCTTCATAAGCAGCTACAGTATAGTTCTTTGATATGATTGTGGCTACTTTAGTGGCCACTGCATAAGAAAGATCAGGAGATGTGCGAACAAGGTTGGCTACAGTATCATTGATACTGGCTCCGCCACGGGCGTAAAGAGCACGATCAATACTGGTAGTATTGGTAGCGGTGTTAGATATCTTCGAGCCCTTGCTGGTTCCTAGGTACTTTGGAATAGCTGTAGACTTGCCTGGTAGCTTCGCCGGTGGCTTACTGTCTGGTAAGAGTGCAGCTTTCAGGCTGCTTAGTATGCCCATGCCTATTTCACTGTGAGGTAGAATATATTCATATCCCGAGGATAACCTTGTGAAAAAGGAAAGTCAAGCTAATGTTTATACGTTGGTTTTTCTCTTGATTTACGCTCCTGTCGAGTGTATTATGCAGTTATAGCCTTTCGCCGGAGGTTAATCAATAAGCTCTTTTCTGTTTATCACCCTTTATTGGTGGGTCTGGCGACTTGGATAAACAGAAAAGAGCTTTTTTCGTTTGGAGATATCATGAAAGTTTGCTCAAAGTGTGGGATTGAGAAGGAGTTAGATGAGTTTAATAGGTGCAGTGCCAAGAAGGATGGTTTACATTCTTACTGCAGAGAATGTAATAAATCCGCATGCTCAGAGTACTGCAGGTCTAGGCCAATTACAGAGAATACTAAGTTACGACAAAGGGAGGCTTCAAAGAGATATAGGAATAACCACAAAGTGGAGGTGAGTAAATATAATCACGAATACAAGAAGAGTAATAGAGAGTCTATATCAACATACAATAGGCGGTATGCCGCAGCTAACCCACGTGACAAGGTAGAAGAGTCAGTCAAAGGTAAGAAGTACTATTTAAAGAATATAGAAAGCATAAAATTCAGAGTTAAGTCATATGCAGCAGCCGGCGCAGTTTCCTCAATGGCAACCTATAAAAAGCTCCCTCCCTCTGACAAACCAATCAACGATGGAGAGTTATTGACCGTCGCTTGTTATTACTGTGGTTGTAGGATGGTGCCTACTAACTCTCAAGTTAATAGTAGATTAGCTGCTTACGTTGGTCGTACTCCAACTAGTGGAGTTCAGAATAACTTTTACTGCTCTGATAAGTGTAAATCAAATTGCGGTACTTTTAAAAAACAAAAGTACCCTTCTGGCTTCAAAGCTAACCCAAGAGAACTTCAAGGTCCTTGGGCTAAAGCTGTGAAAGAAAGAGACGGTCATGAGTGCCAACGATGTGGTAGCAAGGAAAACCTACACGCTCACCACATAGAGGCTGTTGTTAAAGAGTACGACGCTTGGCACATAGACAACGGTATAACAGCATGCTCAGAATGTCATTATCAATTCTTTCATCAGCTAGATGGGTGCAGCCTAAGTGAGTTAAGGGGCGCTTGTTAAATATCGTTCTTCAAATCCATCTTGTATACAGCCATCGGTGGACCGGCAGCGAAGGTATTTTTAGACAGAAGCCTTGACGCCATGCTGCAGTAAAGGCTTGAGTGATGGATGTGATCCTCCGCCCTCCCATTAGGTTTCATCCATCTGTAACTTACGAACTCATCTTCACTGCCTCTGTAATCCCTCTGCCTGGACATAACAGACAGTTGGTCAAGCACCAGGTTGTCCATTGAGGATGCCTTATACGCTATAAGCCCATTTACTACCTGGTCTGCGAAGTAATCAAAGGCTGGAGTCATGTTGATGTTTATTATTTTAATGTTTCCTACTGCTTCATCTTCTTTTGACTTCAATGAGAACAACTCTAACTTTTTCGCTGACTGTGATGAGTTTGCATAAACAGCTGCCCAAGTGTTTGGGACTGTATTTACAAAGTGAGCTGTTAACTCTGTGTAAGGTAGTAGATCTATAACTCCTGACACACACCTGTACTCCCTTAGGAGCTTTGGCAAATCTATTCGAATAGATTTAAGTGGTAGAAACTCCACCCGGTGAATGTATAATCTTCCTTCTATTATGGATCCAATGGTAAGGCATGAGTGCTTGCCTACATCCAGGCCAAATACGTTAAGTTGGCCGGCTTCGTGGTTCTCGAACTTCACTTGGGTTATATCCAAGGCGTTCTCACGGGCTGATATTGGTTCAGCCAAGAACTGACACTTGAACTCATTCCTGTCGTCCATTTTTACCATATCTGTGATCAGATCAGATGGTTTAACGTAGTGAGGTAAGTCAAAAGGGCCTATTTTCATGCCACGTTTTGGTAGATTTGGAGACTCTGCTACGTTAACCCACTCAGTGTGAGGGTGGCCGAATGGTGTAGGTTTGTGGCATCTTGGGCACTCTAAGTAGGATTTTGACACGTCAAGCTCTAGGTTAGTTATTTTACTGAGTGTCAGTGCCTGAAGTGGGTCGTTGTAACCCGGCAACTTAACATTCTCCCAGAAGTTTGGGAAAAATTCGTGATTGCACCGCTCACATTTCAGTATAGCCTGCCAGATGTGACCGCACTTCTGAATTTCCAAATCTATATCTGAGTCTTTAAACCTTGGTGAGCTGAAGTATATAGTGGATTTGTGTTCCTGGTGACGTTGACGAGCTGCCATGCTGGAGAGTGTCTTCATTGAGATGTATTGCAGTTCGTCAGCAACTATACATCGAAGAGGTCTTGAGATTGTTGTTGATTTTGACGTTCCGGACCCTGACAAACCAAATATACAGGAGCCGTTTATGAGCCGCTTAAGTGATGCTGAGTCCACCTTCCTATCTTTCATGGCCTTAAGTGTAGGAGACCCGTCGATTATACTGGCTAGGCGTATTTTGAAGGTTTCAGAGGTCTGAGTTAGAGACGGCATCACAAGAGCAGCTGAAAAACCAGGTATCGTGGCGGCGTAAGCCATTAATACGCGGTATATAATCTCACTGGCTCCAGCTTGTGCTACTTTATGGCATACAAACTGCACGTCTGGATCTACCAACTCTTCCATCATCTTTAATTGATACTCATGGTGGAGAGTTGTGAATGGTCTACCAAGTAAGAAGGTTTCCTCGGTTACAAATTTCTTTATCACGTCTTTCTGTGGTCTGATTGCAGTAGTTATTCTGGATAAAGACTGCTTTAATATTGGATTATCCGAGCAGTTCATTCAACTTTTCCGTGAATATGTGGTATTTATCTGAGGGGAATATCTCTTTTGCCGCCTCTATTAGGGCTTGTTCTGTCTTTAGGATCAACTCCATGTTTATTACTTCTGCTTGTGTTTTGGTAAGCTCCTTTATTATCGCTGTGAGAGCTGTCATTGCGGATGCCCGGGAGCTGAAGGACTCATCTTGATCTTCTGAGGCTTGTGAGGCAAGTTTCTCTATCCGAGTGAAATGAGCTGTTATTTCTTTGTTTAGGTCTATTTGCATTTATGGATATATCCTCGACTAGCTTTTACTGTCATTGCATTTATCTCTGCCAAGGTTCCAAGAACCTCGGAGGTGACTTGATTTCCACCTCTGTGAAGTGCTGAGTGCAAGTTGTTAGTCAGTTGCGAAAGATCCCCTAGCATTTCGTTTGTGTTTCTGTATTTCCCATCTCTGTGGGTTAAGTTCTTGAATTCCTCGTCTGAGAGGTTATTTGGTATTTGCATTTGGGTATTCCTTGTCGATAGCTCTGCGAATAAGTTCTGACACAGTTAGACCTGTTGATGCTGAGATTGATCTTAATCTTTCTCGTTGAGGCGGTGTTATCGTTACCCCTACCTTAATTACTTTTAGTTTTGTACGTTTCATATTGGTAGTATTACAGTACGGAATACCTCTTTGTCAATATCTTTTTGGAAAATATTTCTGGAATACCTCTTTACAGTTTGGTATCTGAGTCGAACAGCGCTCTAATGAGGGCCTGGTTCCATAAGTACCACAAAGCGGTACCCGTCAACCGTAAACTTTGTTTACGCCAGTGTAAACTTTGTTACCGTAAACTTTGTTTACATTTTAAGCGTTTCACCTTTTCGTCTCAAAACATTTATAACGTAATGGCACGGTAATTGTTGCAAGCTATTATCATGTAATACCTAACACATTGATAGAGTGTAAAAATTTTTACGCGCTGGCGATGCAGATTGAAGCAATCAATTCCTCATTATGATGAATAAAAGTAGTGCAATATTTGACAGGGTATGTTAATATTGCATTGTTCCATTTAGATTAGATAAGATTTATTCAACTTCACAAAGGCGGATACAATGCAAGAATTCTTTTCTCAATCAATTTATGTAGCACTACTTGGAATTAATATATGTGTATACTCTATAGTGTTAGCTATCATAAGCACTATATAACAGCTAAACAGGAGACAAACAATGTACACATATAAAAATCTTTACTCTGCAATAGCAGAGGCTTACCAACAAGGCGCCATATCCACGCGCCTTTCGGGGTGGATAAATCTAGACGTCTGCGAATGTGGAGCGCCCACGCACGTGGGTAGTTGTTGGTAGTCAAGCTTTAAAACCAGCTAACTTTTGATAGCTCGGTTGATCTTCTATACATGCTAGATTATAAGCAAACGGTTGAAAGACTGTGATAAAGGTTATCACCTTTATGATTCTTATAAAACCCATATCTAGCCTTCACGCTTGTCGTGGTCGCATAAAATAGTCGAACGGTTAGTCAGTAAGTAGTCAAGCAAGATACTCACTGATTAGATCATCAAGATACCACATTGTTTTAACCTTCAGTAGTCCCACAACCCCGCAAACATTAATACATGGAAATAGCGCTGTTATCCCTTCCTACTCCCTTGTGCTTGTGCTTTCTTTCACATAACAATTATTTTCTCATTATCTTGGTAGAATAAAGCCCGACTATTTTCGTGATAATTATTCTGTTTATTTTCTTTTTCTTGTTCTTTTTCCTAATTAATAAAAAATTTTTCTTGGAGAAATAAAAATGTCAAATAATCAATTTAGTAAAGCAGTAGAAAGTTTTAAAACTTATTCCCTCACAACCGCAAATTTTTTCTCTTCATGCCGCCGACAGGGTATGACTAGAAAGGATTATGAAACGTGGTCGGTGCAAGAACTTTGCGCTATGTCAGATATTATTAAAGAGTACGCCACTAAAAGTGACGGATCAGTAAAAACCGTTTCAGCGGTCTGGAAAACTTTCACTCCTGCCAAGAATAAAGCAGACCGTAACACATTAGATTGGTCTGTAGCCTTTGCGAATAGCAGTATGGTAGGTTATTCGAACTATCTGAAGGCCAACGGCCTTGATCCAAAAACTTGTAAAGCTAAAGCTGTTCCTTTGCAGCCCGTACTTGCGACCGTTGTTAACGAGGCCGTTGTTAACGAGGCCGTTGTTAACGAGCAACCCACAGGTAAAGAAGAAATTTTCTTGACCGTACAAGCGGCCGTACTTGCTATTATCTCTGGTGTTAACGAGAAGAACACAAAAGCCCAATTGCTCGAAGCTATTAACGAGATTGAAAAAATTGTTAATTGTTAATACTAACAATAGTAGAAATTCAGATTACTAAAATTAGTAATCTGAATTACCGGACAAAGGACAAGAAAAAGAAAATAAACGATTTTACTAAAATTTAGTAAAAATAACCGTTAAACGATTAGTTGAGAATCGTTAACGGAATTTTTGCGTTTACTGGATTTTGGTAAGTTTTCAGAATTTACTAAAATTTAGTAAAATTTGCTAGTATCCACGCCTTGATTGGAAAGGATAACCAGCAATTACATTTTACTAAAATTTAGTAAACGATATTACGTAATTCACTTGTGAGTGAATGTATCGGAAAATGAAATAAACAGAATATGCTAAAATGATTGGGTAATCTTTTGGGTTTATAAAACTGAATTACTTGGAATGTTGAGCCGTAAGAATGTTTTCTATGAAAATGTTTGAGGCATGTCACTCGATCTAGCGAAAAGAACCAGCCTAGCAAGCTGGTTCTGATTTGCCAGCACAATTGCGTGGTGGCAAATTGGAACCAACTAACTTTTTACTCTCTCCAGAGAGTAAACATTTAAAGAAGTGATGTCAAGAATCCTAAACTATAAAAGGAGAATGATGATGACAAAATTCTTAGCAGTATGCAAAACAAAAAGAAAATCAGAGAAATTTAAACGTGCCGCATTAGTAAGTAGCATGGAAGGCCTACAGGACGCCCTGTGCGTCCCTTACAAAGAAGGCGTGAATTTGTATGCCTTAGTATGCCTTCATCCGTTTGAAGGCGTGAGCGGACAGCAATGGGCATCGCGTTGGCTGTTTGGCGGCGGATCGTCGGCAATGAAGAAATTGACAAAATTTGAAGTGGAAATAACTCCAATAATAGTGAAAGAGGAATCACGCTCGATAAGAGCTGAATTTGAGAGATCCTGCGATCCACGCATGATTGGATTAGGAAGTAAAGAAACCAGGCTTTGTAATATTCTTTAGGGAGAAATCATGCTGAGATTTGAAGAAACAAAACAGCACTACAAAATATCCGAGTATACACACACATTCTACAACACACGAAAAATGCAGGTGACGTACTCAAAAGACCTGCGTACAAAACAGGTAAATAAAGATCCTGTGCAGTTAACCACCAAAGAAGATCGAGATTGGTTTGAGAAATACTACAGGGAGAAATTTTAGGATTAGAACTTTTTACTCTCTCTCTGGAGAGTAAACTTTTACAGAAAAAATGTCAAGAAAAATACCAAAAAATTTGAAAATCACCTGGAAATAAATTTATGCAGTTAAAACAACAACTTACACAAAAGGAGAACTAAAATGTCTAATGAGCAATTTAAAGTATTAACTGGAATTGACCTTGATCTTGAATTCAAAGATCAACCTGAAATCGAATATGAAATCAATGACGAGTCCCGATCCTAGGATGATCGGCTTGGGAAGTAAAGAAACAAGACTATGTAATATCTTATAAGGAGAAAACGCATGGAAATAACATTTGAGTATTATTGTGTGTTGAGATCACACTCATGGAGCCGTCACAAAGCATATGCAAAGAGAAACAAGAGAACACATTACCCGTTCTTCTCCTATTACTTATCGACCTAACTTTTTACTCTCTGGAGAGAGTAAACTTTAAATGATATTATGTCAACTATAAAATTTTAAGGAGAAAAGTTATGCGCAAATATATCGTAGTCGCTTCAGATAATGGAGTTACAAGGTTGTTCGAGTCTGACAACGCTATTGACGTAAGAAAGTACCTTGCATTGGAATTTTTGACTATGGACGGGATAATAAACTTGTATGAAGAGGAAAACGGAACATTAACCTATATGCTGGCGAACTCTAAAGAACCCCACGTTGTATCATTCAAAATTGAACTACTGGAGAAAATATGATAACATTAACACCAGCTTACGGAAAAGACTATAAAAGTAAAGGTGAAGCACTAAAAGCACTTCACAACCGAAATGAGTTTATAATTAACGAAGCATTCCACGCATATGATGGGAAGCCTTGCCACATCCAAGATTTGCCAGATGGAACTATCAAAATAAGATGGAATTCACTCAAGAGCGTATGTTTGGTAAACCCGATGGATTTCAGAAACTAAACCATTATGACATTCAGGATGAAAATTATCAGAATTTCCTAGCAAATCACTATCCAACAATTACAGTTAGTTAGAAATAATTCTAACTAGTATCACCACCTAACATATTAAAGGAGAAATAAAATGTCACTAGAAGATGTAATCCGGGAAGTTCAAAAAGAAATTGATGAAGAATTCAACTGGGATCTTGAACCTGAAACCGAACTTGACTTCGAATCTTAAACAAAACAGCCGATTAAACCCACCTAATCGGCTGTTCACGAGGAAAACTATGAAATGTCTTGCCCTAGTATACTGGATCGTTTTATTTGCTGTAGCAGGCCAATTTGACTACAATGAGGAAATAAAATGCGAAACGCAATCAGAATTGCAATCGAATCTCCAACCTACTGGCTTTTCAAGCCAACAATCCGCTTGGAAATAGTAAAGCACATCTACTCAGGAATAAAAAATCTTCCGTTAGATTCCCGTTTATATTCAATAAAAGGAAGTTTACTAACCTTATCATAGAAATGATTTCTAGTCTCAGCCTCAAGATCATTTTCCAAGCAATATCCTTGATATTTAAAATATGCTTCAGATCTAAGAACTTTGTTCTGAAACGTCTGCATGATGTAAACTATAACTGAAACTGGTTTATGCTTTATTTCTGATTTCAGTATCTCTGAGTAGCACCTGATACTTATGTTTGCAGCTTTAGAAGTAACACTCATTTTACCAGCATCATCAACAGCCAATTTATGATAGTGATCGCCCATGTCTTTCAGCTTGTCTAAAACTTCATCTCGATATTCCATGTAATTTCCTTTAGTTACAAATTAAAATTCACTCCCAGCCGAGTTAGGCTACCCTAATGCCAAGTGGCTGACACTTTCCGGCACTTTCCTGACAGTGGGATAACCAATGTCAGTATGTCTAAGATCCAGATTCCTGACACTTTTTACAAACAATCCTCCTATAGAAAAATTTTTTCAAGGGGTATGCGACAAACAGTCCGATAACGGCAAAAACAACCGTTTCACTACAATGTGGTATCTTTTTAAAAAATATTTTTCATATAATAGTATTTAGTAATAAAGTGTCAGGATTCTGGATCTTAACCATACTACCATTAACTATCCAACTGTCAGGAAAGTGTCGGAAAGTGTCAGCCAAGGGCTTTGTCAGCAAAGTGTCAGGACTCTCTAACACATGGAGCAACTTAAATCTCCAAACAGATCCCATTAAAGTACCTCCCATCTTCCTTACGTTCTGCGAACACATTATTGACCTCTTCAACCTTATTATAAAACTCGTTTCTTGATACTTGCTCCATGCTACCATCAATACAAAACTCTTTATATTTATCCCACATCCCTGTCCTTAGAACTTTCATACCGTGACCAATTCTACACTTATCAAGTATGAACGTTTCAACTGAGTCTACAGACTGAGCCCAAGACCGAAACAATTCTCCACTGTGTGCATCAACCGACTTGTTTTCAATCCACATCTTAACACCGTTTATCAGCCAAGCAAGAACTCCAGGTAATTCATGAGCAATTATCCCTACCTCCATCCCATCTATAACTTCATCGTGGTTATGTTGAAATTCAACTATAAACCCAGACAAACGTCTTTCAATCTCACTAGAGAATGAATCCAACCTAGGCCAAGCATTCATACTAACAACAAAACTACAGGGACACTCAAACTCAACCGTATCCCTGAATAAATTCCTTCCGGACATCAAGTCCCGACCTGTAGCCATTTTGAATCCGGCCGTGTTCACTGGCTTATCATTTCTACCTGTGTTTTTCTTAACCTCCGGAATGAAATTAATAACTGAGTCCTTCAAACCAATAACCCGCTCCAAAACATTAAGCATACCAAAACTCAAAGCAGTAACGCGACCTCTGGGTAGGATGCTCAACATGATTCTTTGTAGAGTTCCTTTACCAACTCCACCTGGACCCTTCATTACAATAGCCTGTTGGAGATCAGTAAGGCTTCCACACATAGCCAACCCAAGTCCTTTTTGCAGACATTCAACATTAACCACATTATGTAATAACTGATCAAACATTGGAGTTTTCATTTCAAAATCAGGTTCGAAGGTCAATTTGAATCTGGCCCCTAAATCCTTATCATATGGAATACTATCAACAGAAGGTTTGTCACCTACAACCTCTGTCCTCCAGAAGCTATTAGAACATGGGAAGCCGTGAGAGCCTCTCCACGCGTCAACTTTATTTCCAGCGGTAGCTAGGGTGTGTTTTACTACTTGAGCATACTGAGAGCCGGTACGGCACAGCTTGACCCCTTCATACTTAGTGCCGACAGCCTTTAATAAGATTCCATTATCCTTTTTATTCCAGATAGTCTTATCAAAAGCATACATTTCACCGCCAAAAACTCTGTAGTCTTTAAACCCTTTAAGTATATCAACAGATAAACGATGGTGGGTTGACTCTGGATTAATTGTGTTAGCATCATCTTCCTCTTTTATATCTTCAGCTCTGGAAACAACAGCATCCTTTAAATCCAAACGTATGTCTGTTTTAGTGAGGTCTAATTTATCAGCTATCCTACCAGCCAGCTTACTTTCAGAGGCCTTGCTGAGTTCAGTCTTAAGTAAAAACTCCTCATACCAATCCTCAATCTCATCTCTGGGAGAGTCCTTAATCCACTGTAACAGGTCAGTAGGGTCGAACTTAAGCTCATAAACTTCGCCGCCGTGAGCAAATGAATTAAGTATGGTACGGTCGTCATTAACAAATATCTTACACTTACCTGCACCGTATTCTGGCTCTAAAGGAGGGCGGAAACCTCCTACCTCGTTCCAGTCATCGCCGTTGAGAAGGACGTCAAGAACACTAACTTCACTCATGTCATCCTTAATAAGAAAGTCAGTGCTGAGTAAAACTCCAGCCCTTCTACTTTTGACAGTTCTCTTTGCAATAGATCGTTTAACTCCCTTAGCGGTCAGTCCGTCAATACTAAGAGCATCGTAGTCTTTCTTTACCTTCTGTACTTCAGGAGAGCTCTTGAGGTCATTCAAATAGTCCTTAACCTCGTAGTCATACGCCTCTTTAATGCCGAGCTCGTCAAACCTAGACACAGCCAACTCAGCATCCAGAACTCCTCCAGGGACGTACTCACAGCCGCGAGGAATTGTAGAGTAATCACCCTCAACAGTGCAGTCAGATTCAAAAACCAAACGCTCTGGTGTTTTGACAGCTTCATCAACAACTGTTCTAGCGAGTACATTACCAGATCTTGTGACCATATGACTCTTGAATCTTAACCAAGCAAGCTTAAATAAGTATTCGATAACAAGCTTGTCAGCGTTTCTTACTGGGAAGAATATGTGGAGGCCGTTACTAGACTTCTTACCTTCAGGATTTAGGACTCCTGCTGAAGATGATTCTCTAATCCATCTGCATAAGGTATTCCTTGACTCGCCGTCCTTTCCTATTATGCATCCTGAAAGAACTTCTTCTGTGTAGTCTATAAATTGCCCAACCTCTTCCTCGCTCCATTCCCCATGGGCAGAGCCACCATCAACGTCCAAATACATTAAACTTACTGAGTCTGAGTTGCAGTATTTAAAGTACTCCTTAGTGCGGGATATGATTCCGTTTTCTATATCTTCTCTTCCTTTGAGTCTTATCCTAAACTCATCAAGCCCACTTACTCCAAGGACTAGTGCCTTTGATGGTTGAGCTCCTAGAGAGGTTATATAATCAGACACATCAGTGATCGGGATGTTTACTGTTCTTCCAGTAGCCTCATAAACAGCCGCCTGAGCTTTCTTACCTGACTCGCTAACACATTTATTTATAGGACCATTATCGTTAGTGATTTCACTTATAACTATATTCATTAACAATCTCCCCAAAGCAATTCTGGGTAGTCAACAATGCCAAAAGTCTTCGAGACAATTATGTGAGCGTTCCTTAAAGTGACGCACTTTATATTTTCCTTGCAGATGTTGTAAGTTGTAGCTCTTGAGATTCCTAAATACTCTGACAATTGGTCGTAATTTAACTTCTTGTTTTTGCGGTAAGTTTCAAGCTTCATGGTCACCTCTGTTTTATATATAGAATATTTTGTTGACTTCTGTGAACCTACAAGGCAGTTTAGCTGAAGTCAAGTGTAAATGTTGAATATGCAGCAAACCATTCGTCAACGAATGGAAAACTAAAAGGAGAGCAAAATGAGAATGGAAATGAAGTGCGTGAAATGTGGCGGAGATGACCTCTCAGTAGAGGACACTTCAGTAGAGTACGTTGAGCATAAAGAGGCCTTAGGAAGTGTGGTAGCTGTGTATCAAGACTCCTCATTCAAAGCAGCTCACATAGAGCCAAAGGATACCTTCTTTGCTGGTGAAGAAGGCACCCACATACTAGTAAACTTAACTTGTTACTCTTGTGGCGCTGAGATGACTCTGTATGTGTCAGCACCAACTGGTTATGGGGTGGAGGTTGGGCTAGATTAATCGTCTATTGCTCAACTTATTTCGTGAGGTTGGCTGAGATGGTGGCGGAAGAGTGCGAGGCATCCGTTGAGAGCCTCGACTTACTTTCTCAGATGCTGCAGGACATCCAACACAAATTAGAGGGTACTGATTTTCAAGCTGAATCTGAATTAGCTTCAGAGAACATTAAGAAGTTGAACGCTTTAACAAAACTATTCGTAGGCGAATAGAAAGGAGAACAAAATGGACGTAAATATATCAGAGACGAGACTAGTAAAGAGAGGAAATAAGAATCTGTTCAATAAGCACTTGTTTATGTCTGGTGATAGGGAAGAAATCTACAGCGGGGATATAATTGAGTTTAATATCGCAGATGAAGTATATCCCTACTCTGGTACCGTCTCAACATTGCAAGGGCTAAGAGTAGAGTGCTTTAATACGATTTTAAACAAGTGGGTATATCATAACTTGCTAGCATAATTAACGTTCACCAAGGTTGCTGGAAAACAAGGCAAAATAAATAGAAAGGAGAAACAAAATGAAAACTTACATCACGGTAGAGTGTCCAGAGCAGGATAATATACACAGGTTCATATTGAATGCTGTGTCTTTACAGTCAGGGCGGTTGAGAGTAGACAGAGCGTTTATGAAGTTTGGTATCGAACCAATGGTTATTACATCTGACTTGCGTCCTGATTGGCACTTTAATAAATACGGAGTCCTCCATACTGTAACTATAAATAACAAGTATGAACTACGTGGCAACATGCACACAAAGGCATTCTACTAGATTTAGAATATTAACGTTCACCCAGATCTTTTACTAAATTTTAGTAATCTTCAAAGGAGAATCAAAATGGCATTTCAAACACATTCAGAACCATGTGGTTTCAACCCACACTATAGGCAGGGGTTCGGTGAAGAAGTATCACGAAAGTATGCCTTACTGTGTAAAAATAACAGAGGGCTTACGAGAGCTCTCAGGAAGAGAGCTTATAGAGTTATAGCAGACTTAATCGAAGACGATTTCCCAACAACCGTACAGCTTGGTACGTTTCACCCAGGTTGCTGGGAAACAAGGCAAAATAAATGAAAAGGAGAACAAAATGAAAATTAAATTAGCTTTAATTATCCTACTTATGGTCTCGACAGTACAAGCAGGCACCCCAGAAGAGGCATGTAAATCCTACCATGAGTTAGCAACTTCATTAATGGACGCCAGACAGTCAGGAGTATCACTAGTAAAAGCTATGAGCATAACAGATCGCAAATTCCTGCAGGACTTAACTATCAAGGCATACAAGCAGCCAAGATACCGAGTGGAAGAAAATAAAAAGCGAGCTGCAGAGGATTTTGCTAACAGAATATATCTGGAATGCTACGAAGCGCTCTCAAAGGAGAAATAAAAATGCTGATGTTCATAATACTGGCAGCAATATCAATCTCAGATATTCAAGAAGCTGTAACAACGCAGGATGTTCAAGTTGAAATAACACAGGAGAGAGGAAAATGAAATTGTACACAATCACAGCACATAAATTCGATTTTATAGTATTCGCTGAGACTCACCACGAGTTTAAAGAGTTGATGCAAAAAGCATGGAGAATACACCTTGAGGAACACAATATGCAACCCTTCGAATTAGCTCTTGATTGCATGAAAGGGGCAGGGGTAGAGGTTGGTAAAGGGGTACTCCGTAACGGATCCTACATGAACTTAGAGCCTGACAATAGAGAGTACTTCATATGCAAAGTGAGTGGCGTCACTAGCACAGAGGACTTCAGTTACTTCAGTGTAAATAATGGTTTTTCAGATGGTGACGTAGAGAATGTGAGAGATATGAAAGTGCCTGAGTCTCTGAATATAACTGAAGAATTAACAATAGTGAGGATAAGATAATGAATGAAATAAGACGTTACAGAGAAACTGAGTCGAGAATCAAAAGGTTGAAAGAGATAATCAAAGACGGCAACTATAAAGTAGAGGGCCTGTCTGTTGGCATATCAGTGGGAGCTGTTGGGGAAGATTACTGTAACGAACTCGATTGTCAGATAACTGACGAAAACCACTCAGAGCAGATACTTAGTCATTTAGTAGATGGCCTTGAAAAGTCTCTTGAGTTTAAATGGCAGATGATGATTAATACTCACAGAACCCTTGGAGAATTCTTAAACGGAGAAATAAAATGACAAGATGGGATGATGAAGGATTACTTGAAGTAGTTGAGATGGGGGCAGAAAATGAGGCAATGATATACTCAGAAGAAGAATTATCTGAGAATTTCGACAACATGTTAGAAGATATAAACTGTTGTCCGGAGAGGCTTACCGAAACTGATGTCAACTGCATGTTCAACGACTGGAAGGACGGAGAAGCAAAAGACGGAAACATCCACCAAATCCAAGACAATGAGTACTGCTACGTAGGAAAATACGGAGAGTGATATGAAAATATACGGAATAATGTCAGCTGAGTTCTCACAGACAAAAAGAGGTAAGAAAGTCTCTAACGGCAGCTTCAAACTTGGTCAACAAGTTAGGATAGAAGATGTAGTGAGGGACAACTGCAGTTGTGTTGAAGTAACACCAACTGAAGCCGGAAGCTACGTCAGTTTCATCGACTACGGAACAGCAGAAGGCTTCAAAAACAGTTACTGTGAGGGGTGATATGAAACTGAAAACAAAGGTAACAGCAAGTTGTGACGGAAAGCCATGTGGGGAATACACAGTATCACTGCACGCATCAGAAAGTGGTAACCTACTTAGGATTACCCCAGCAAAAGGAACGGCCGGACATTGGCAATGGTATCTGGCCACCTTGATGGGGTTAGGAGACTACAGCAGCGGACCACCCTCTGACGTGCTGGCTCTAGACTTTGGGATGCGTTGGGAAGTATCCGGGATGATAAATGTTTACAAAGAGATTTTAGACCTCATAAAGGTAAAGGAGTAAATAATGTGTAATTTCTGGAGTTGTATCGTACTAAAAGATAAGACAGTTATAAGTGAGATTGGCATTGACAACCACCACGAGTTGGTTGAGATGTTTAATCTGGAGGACAGCAGTGACATAAGATCACAATTGAAGTTTGCCAAGGTAGAAATAGTACCACCTGAGAACGATCCATTCAAACCCATTAGTGAGTGGAAGTTTAAAGTTGATGAAAGGGTAAAGCCAGAGTGGTTTTCACCTGCGCATGAAGACGTTTGTTGGATTAGACTGAAAGAAGTATTGAAAGAGGTTTTGATAGCCGAAGACGTTGATGAGATAAGAGAGAGAAAAGGATTGTTTCTGAAAGATTGTGTAGTCGGTAGACTAACAAATTCAGTTGTTCAGAATATGTACGATTCTTCAGTTGTTCAGGATATGTCCGGCTCTTCAGTTGTTAAGAGGATGTACGACTCTTCAGTTGTTAAGAGGATGTACGGCTCTTCAGTTGTTCAGGATATGTCCGGCTCTTCAGTTGTTCAGGATATGTCCGGCTCTTCAGTTGTTGTTAGACACATAGGACATACAACTATAAAAGACAACGCAGTGACACTAACGTGGGACACAGGCACAGCTAACCTAACAAGGAGTAAATAATGTCAATTTTCAAAACAGTAGATGAAACCCACAGATCCGGCAACATAGACGCTGTCATGTGGAAGCCTGCTGAGAGTATGATAGAGGTAAAAGGATGGTTTGTTGACCGGGCTATTGATGAGTACAACAGTAGTTTACCCAAGGAGAACAAAAATGATTAAGCCAGTAGATAAACAAGCAAGTGAGCCAGAGTACATAAAGATGTCAGATATGAAACCCCTTGATATTGGAGTAACGCGGGAAACCAGTAGAACTGTAATGAGAACGGCAAGCCGCGGTAAATTCGAAGTAATGGACTTGTCAATTCCTAGTCCCGGCAGTTGTTGGGGGCGAGCCTGTGGTATGTTAGTAAAACTACTCAAATCAGGAACCAAAATAACACTTGAGGTACAATAGAGTCTTAGGTTAAAGAACTTGAAAATGATGAAATAGGAGAGGCATATGTCCACAACACCAATAGTTTCAAAAGTACTGAATATGTTGAATAACGGTTATTCCTTGGATGAGATCGAAACTAACTTGGAAGAATCAGCTGCTGCCAGGCAGATAGATTTGACTAACAACGTCAACAAAGCGATAGCCGAATCATTAGAGGTAGAAAATGACCTCAATAACGAGTTGCAGGGGATCAATGAGCTGCTGGCAAAGCACTTAAGAGTACAGGATCTGTTATCTGACATTAGGTCAGGAATTTAAACCAACCAAAACATAAACCAAAACGGAGAATCAAAATGAAAAAAGTAACTATCGCTGGAACAACCTACCTCGGAAGCCTCAAGAAAAACTCTGACGGAACCTTCTGTCTTCGAAAGGCATTCAACACAGGATGCACTCAAATCACAAAAAAGACACTTACGAACTACCTGCAGGCCAAAAACAACAGTGAGCTTGAGAAGTGTATTGAGTTCGGTGGCCAAGGAAACACATACACCGTAGCAAAACTTACCAAGGCCCAGAAGCTTGACCTTAAGGTATGCAAACTAAACATGCTTCGGGCTAAAGCTCTTGCAGCTCCAACGGCAGAGAATGAGGTATTCAGAGGCCTTATGGGAAAGTAGCGGAACCTCTCTTAGCCTCGGGGGGAGTCATTAACTCCATTGAAGAGGTGTCCAGGGCTTTTAGAGACTTAGGAGCAACTCTTACTCTAGGTAACGAGAGTGGAGAGGAAACCATCGTACCATTATCTAAGCCAGTTATACAGGAGGGAGCTGTAAAGCCAACAATAAACAAAAAACCATGCCCAAATAATATTCAGATACCTAAGAATACTGGAGGAGAACTCAAAAAGAAGATCAAAGCAGTAGCTGAATGTAGACTACCAGGTACCCAGTGCGGAGACTTAGATAGCTTCAAACACGTAAGTGAGTTTGACGGTGGTTACCTGACCAAACTAAGAATACGGTCGTTAAATAAATTGTCAGGCTCCTACAACTACGCAGAGTCAACTAAATTATACTTGCAGCTGATAGTAGACGTAATTGACCGGTATTTTATGGAGGCCGAGAACCTTAAATTTGACTGGAGTAACTGGGACGAAGACTTCTTCCCTAAGTGGATTGGGGAAGCTGTTGATATGGCAGAAGAAGGTTACATACCTGCATGCAACATGGAGGACATGTTTCAAGGGTTTGACTGCGAGTACACCCAAGTGTGCAACTTTACGAGGGAAGAGTTAACTAGGAAGTCTATAGAATTTTGGTCTGCTTCCTCAATGGATTACTCATCTATGTTTGTAGAATACTGTGAATTTGTAAGTAAGGTTATTGACAATTACTTAGATAAGTAACTTAACAAGGTGGGCCTAGTACATAGGCCCACCAAACAAGGAGAACAAAATGACAAATTGGAGAAAGTGCATAGATATTCTTAGAAGATCTAACTTAAATGATTTTCGCCTGATCGTCTTCGAGCTTGCCAAAACAGATCCAGCAGTATTGGTGAAAGTAGTTAAGATAATTCAAGGGAGGAGAGAGGAATGAAAACTGTACTGAATAAAAACCAAAAGATAACCAGAAGAAGAACCCTAGGAAAAGAAACCGTGGCCGTTAAAATAAGCCACAACGATTCCTGCGGTAACGGCCACAACACCTTCCACATAACAGCAGACCTTATGGTTGGCCACAAGCTAGAATCAGGTGGCTGCATACACACAGAGGTTGTGAAATTCTTCCCTGAACTTGCTCAGTACATTAAATGGCACGGTTGCTCAACAGATGGGCCACTATACTACCTAGAAAACACAATGTATCACGCAAAGTACATACCAAAAGACAACGGGAAGAGATATTTCTACCTGGAGAACAGCTTAATTAAGGTAGTTGGACGTGCTGAAATGACACAGATGGTTGATAAGTACGGAGACAACGCTGTATTCAAACCCTATGATGATCCGATGGCGAAGAAACCTAACTTAGAGTATGCCAGAAGTAGCGCAATTTGGCCAGAAGCAACCTTGGAAGATCTGGTAAGTAAAGAGCGTTTATTGGCTAGGTTGCCGGCACTTATGGTTGAGTTTCAAGAGGCTGTTGAGAGTTTAGGATTAATTTATTGAGGAGATATTTAAAATGGACTTTCAAGTGTATTACAGATCTGGAGTAGTGAGAAATCTGCTGGGTATGAGGGTGGATAACTTTAACGCTTGGGTGAAGAAAGGTTACTTAGTCCCCACAGAGAGGAGGCTGAACGGAAACTTGTGGTGGGACTTCGAAGCTATAGTGAAGGCCTACACAGTAAAAAGCGTAGCAACACACATAGGACTGCAGCCAGCAGAGGCAGCCAAGACATTAAGGGCCCTGCACCCTAGAACAAGCACATTCAAAAATGTATACCATGAAAGTATGGTATTAAGTATAGACGTAAAGCAGATGAGAGAGAGAGTAACAAAACTTATTGAGGAGTTATGAAAATGTTAGAACCTTACTGCAGTATATGTCATAAGCCAATGGATTTCGAGGAAGCACCTATGGTAGCAGGAACGAACGGCCCTATGATAATAGTAGAGCCTTGCTGCTGTCCAGAAGAGGAAGAGGAAGTCCTAGACTTCCTAAAGACAGTAGATACTGATTCCGAAGAAGATCTCGAGGACGGCCTCAACTATCTGAGCAGAGTTAAGAGAGACCTTAATAAATTTATGGATTTAGTAGGGGAGACAGATAACAAAGAGCTGCACGACAGAGCTGATGAGTTGCTAGTGTTTGAAATGGAGTTTGATGAAATTGAGAGGATCCTGCGTAAAACTAATAAAGTAATGGCTGAGTTAGAGGGTTTAAGAGAAGAGCTCATAACTGAACATAGATTCTAAGGAGATATTTAAAATGACAAAAAATTACGGAATAGAAGGAACTGTACTGCACGATGACGACCCATTGGATCCTACAGTAGAGTATGATTCTCTTGGAACCATGATATGCAACCACAGCAGGTACAACCTTGGGCACGTCCAAGGAAACCCTGCTGACCACCTACAAAAAGGAGATATTGTACTACCTCTGTATCTAATGGATCACAGCGGTCTCTCAATATCAACGAAACCATTCTCCTGTGCGTGGGACTCCGGGAGACTCGGTGTAATTTATGTCACCCAAGAAGACCTGAAGAAAGAAGGAATGTCGAAAGAACAGGCGTTACTATGCATGGAAGGAGAGGTAGAGACGTACAACAACTATCTGACCAGTAACTGCTTTGGGTATGTGATAGAGAACGCATACGGTGAGATACTGGAGTCATGCTGGGGCTTTCTTGGCGAGGAGTACTGTGAGTCTGAGATGAACAGTGTTTTAAGTTATATAATAGCAAAGAAGAAAGTAGAGATCGAAGCCCGGGATTTAAAATACACCGTAGACGACTGGATCCATGAAGTATTGAGCCAATCCACAATCCTTGGGCTTGAGGAATGGAGACAGCACATAGAGGAGAGCAATGAGAATTAAAATAGATCCGAGAGACTTTAACATAAATGTTATTGAGGTGTTAAGCAAACTCTCTGAGAATTGGCTGGCAATAAAGAAAGAGTTGAGCCGCACCAAGGCATTTTGGGAGGGGAACGATAGGTGGCACGCTATGTACGGGCTTGACTTTCATTACGACGACGGGAAAGTGTTTGCCTACAGAGTTTATGCAAACTCAATAGGTCTTGAGGGCACAGATACTCAGACAGAAGTTGAAATAGTAAAGGAGAATTGAGATGAAAATTAAAGAAGGAAAAGTAGTATTGATCCAACTGGACACTAGGACCTCATTGGATGGGTTGCTTCACGCAGGAGACTGCTATACAAGGACTGACTCATATGATGACCTTATTATCGACGTTGACATCATGGACGGTAGTGATGAACTTCAGGCGGCATTCAAAGAGGCCACTGGACTACAGTTCTCAACCGTATCTGAATACCAATACATAGTATGCTGGAGTTAGTATGAGATACACAAAATACGAATCGTGGGAAGCTAAGAGGATAACAGTAAAGGAAGCTCTGGAAAATTGGGAAGCCTACGAGGATAAACTATTTATATTTAACGCTGATGGCAAGCCTTGGCCGTTTAACTATGCCTACTTGGAGTCGCTGAACAAAAATAAGAAGCTATACGTACTGTCTTTCTTGGACGAGAACAGTAAACTGGAGGATTGAAGATGGCAACTTTAGTAATTGAGAACGTGGACTTCGAAGAGTTGGAGAGGCATAGACTGATATTAATACAGGTACATCATGACCTACCTGACGGTCCTGAGAGGGAGGCCTTACTTGGAATCCAGAACATGCTGGATGACTGGAGTGACAAAATTTACTTTGAGGAGAATAAAAATGAAAAAGAAAATTCTGAAGATGTATCTTGATTACGTTAACAACTTCGTAACAATAGCATGCTTCGCAGAGTACTACGAAGTAACTAAGAAGAAAGCAATGAGGATTATAATTCTCGGTAGGAGGATTCAAAATGAACGGTAATTCAAAGGAAGATCTGTGGGCATGGGCTACAAAGGCTGTTAGCGAGTCAGACAGAGTATCCACTAAAGGGCAGCAGCTACTGCTTGGTGTGGCTTCTAAGGTCATAAGCAGCGGAGGACTCAGAGGAAATATATCAGATGAATGGCGTAAGTTTGAGTGGGTAACTATACAGTTGGTTCCAGATCTATACATTTAATTTAGGGGATTCAAAATGACAATACACAGAATTAATATAAGTGAAGGCAACTCAAAGCTTGGTAAGATACCGAACTTAAATCTACCACCGGTAACAACCTGCGGGAAAGGGCTGCCGTGTTATGATGATTGCTACGCTCAAAAAGCATTCAGACAGTACCCCAACGTAAGGAGTGCATGGGGAGGAAACCTTGAGTACTATAACTACAGTCCGGAGTGCTTCTTTGAGGACCTTGATGGGTACCTGACCTACAAGAAACCAGAACTCTTCAGAATACATTCAGCAGGAGACATGCCAGATGGATACTACTTCGATCTGTTGGAAGATGTCACAACACGTAACCCACAAACAACCTTCCTCATGTTCACCAAGAGGTATGACTTCGACTTCTCAGAAATGCCTCACAACTTAAAGGTATATCTGAGTACTTGGCCGGGGGCTAGCACTACCTGAGAATAAGCACTGTCTGCCACTTGCTTGGTTAGAAAGTGACGAAAGAAAGCCCGAAGAGTACTTCAGATGCCCAGGCAACTGCGGAGATTGTAAGCAATCCTGCTGGAGAATGACAAATACAGATGTATGCTTCCCACTTCACTAAGGAGATAGTAAATGAAATCAGGAATATACCCATTGACGATAAGGCTTTACGATGATGAAGACAACCTCACAAAGATAACCTCTGTGAAGTTCTACAGAGGGTTCACTCAGACTCTGGAAGAGCCCGGGGAGGAGGCGTATGTTAAAGTACACACAGCAGAAGATAAGGACGGTGTTGAGATAGAGACAGAGGAAGAACTAGATGATCTTGACATCAACAATGCAGACGAAATAGATAGGGCTTGGAATGATAAGTATGGAGATATGATATGAAGACTAGCAAGAAACAATTCTCTGTGTTCGAAAGATTCAGAGGGAAGCTGTTGGATACGAGGAAGGTCTCTAAAACTGAGGCCATTAAGATCGTAAAAGAAAACCTAGGAGAATCTAATGGATGTAAAAGAGATCGCAAACGATATTAACGAAGTGAAGGGGAGGGTCAAATCTGGGAGGATTATAGCCCACACAATTATTAATTACGAAGAGCTGGAAAGCATGACAGGTTACGAAATAGCCGAAGCTTTCGATCTTCCACCTAACACTGCCCCGGAGATAGCGAAGGGCAAAGCAACAGCACGGCAGCTGAAGGAGCTAGGATGGACTCTAACGAAGACAGCGTAAAAATTGTTGGGTTCTGTCAGCGCGTAGCTGACGACCTTGAAGATAAGAACTCAGGGGTAGATATAGAGAGAGAGAGAGCATGCAGAAAAGTACCTTACGACACTGTTCAAGATGCCTATAGGGTTATCAGGCAGGTGAACGGAAGAAAGCGTAGAAAAGAAAGCAAGGTATACAAATGCGCTTGCGGGAAATATCACTTAACATCACAGAGGAGTTAATTTATGACACTATTTTCACCAGAACCAAAATCATTTTACAGAAGCCACGGGTTCGGAGTCGGCAACACTGAATGCAGTTTCGAGATGTGGCAGTTGCTGTCTTTAAGCAACAGATCAATGTTTGCTTTCGAGAATGGGCTGCTGTCCGACAGACTGCCGGCAAAGTTCGACCAGTCTCTTTACGCTGCTGCAGAGCAGACGGTAAACCAACCGCTTGGAGACAAACGAGTCAGCCACTTTATGAAACTGGATAGTCCGTGGGATTTCTACGAGAAGTTAAAGGAAGAGGACCACTCACACTTGAAGCTTGATATATGGCATCAAGAAGGTCTACAAGGTCTGGTCCATGCAAGGTGTCTCGCATGGTCTGCCACAAACAGGAAGCTAACAAAGGACGAGAAAGGTTTTGTTCTTTTGCACTCAGAGGATTATCAACCGTAAATAGTTCTTGACTATTACTTCTACGTTGGTGTATAACCCTTACGTAGAAGTAACACTAATTTAATGGGGGAGCGTGTGATGGAAATAATAGACCAACTTGTAAGGAAAGATGAGTACATACCAAGTCTGATGGCAGATCTGGAAGAAATAAGCTCTTACGATGACATCGTGGAGAAGACTGACGACATGGAGGGCTGCTTCCTCAGGGTGAAAGCAGCCCGTCAGTGGTGGCATGGTGCTGCCTACGGTAAGCTTGAAACGAATGAAGAGAAGAAGATGTACCGGGAGAGGTATGGTCTGAAGGCTGGATCTATCAACGACTGGGCATCAGCAACTACAAAGATCACGGAAAACCGTGATCTTTCAACTCTAGCTCAAGATCCAGCATTAAACTTTTCCCATGCGCAAGCGATTGCTCCTTTAGTGAAGGATCATCCGGAGGATGCTGAAAGGTTACTGCAGGATGCTATTGATAACGAACTGACAGCTACGGCGATTAAGAGAGAAGCCGAAAAGATAGTACCACCCAAACCCAAGCCACCTAAACTCAAACCTCCAAAGGCTGGAATGAGTATGGTAGAGGCGTTTAAAATGGTAGGGATCATAGCGGGAACTTCTTGCCCGGTGATAACTAAAGGAAGCTTGTCAGTGCTATACAAACATTACGCTAGACTGTACCACCCAGATATGGGAGGAAACACAGAGAAGATGGCTAGGCTTGCTGAAGCCAAATCAGTAATCGAAAAAGGAGGTTACACCAAATGAATCAGATAGCAAAGCTGCCAAAGAAAGAAATCATGGTATCGAATGTCTCATACGAGCCGTTCGACATGGACAAACACCCAGATTACCGGACGCTGGCTGAGATATGGTTAAGTTTGACCGGGGCACCTTACAACTCTCAAACTTTTTTCATCCTACCTCAGGGAGGCACTTGGTCAGAGTACGGAGCGTTCTCTGAAGTCACAGCGATTAAAGTGGCAGTAACAAGGAAAAAGTTGAAGGAGAAACTTCTCCGTCACTTGGAAGAAATACAGGCCCACCCTAAGATAGGTACACAGTACAAAGGGAAATTTTTCTATTATCCAGTCAAGGAGACCAAGGTGTTTCTAATAAAGCATATTGATGAAGAGATAGCAGGGCAGTTGGAGGATACAGATGAAGAAGCTTAAATGCCTAAGATGCCACTACGAGTGGTGGCCGAAGAATCCAGAAGTGAGGCCAAAGGTATGCCCTGTATGCAAACACAGGAAGTGGGACGAACCAAGACCCAAACCCCAACCAGAGGAACACAAATGAAAAAGCAATTCGAGGATATAATAAAAGCTGGGATAGCTGACGGTGAGTTGGAGGGGGCGATTAAGACCTTCACGTCTGTAGCCAAACTGCAGAAAATCAAGTTCGACACCCTCATAAAGGAAGGCTTCACGGAGGATCAGGCTTTGAAGTTGTGCGCCCACTCTATAGTGCCAAACTTTAGAGGGGGTGGAAATGGAGCCGGTTAATGAAGTATTGGAGCACATAACACTCCCATTCAAACTCCACCAGTACCAAGTAGATGATGTAAATAGGTTCGCCAAATTAAGGACTTGTGGTGTCTATTGGGATATGGGACTCGGAAAAACCAACTGCGCTACTATGTTAGGTGTGTACAAGCTACTGAATGGATTCAATTCTTGCATAATACTCTGCCCAGCAAGTCTAATAACTCAGTGGGTAGAATGGTTGGAATCTCTGGACTTAGCTGTTACTGACTACAGAGGTAGTCCAAAGAAGAGAGAGAAGATCGACTTTGATTCAGACTTTATAGTGATGTCTCCACAAATCTTTCAAAATGACTACGAGAAGTTTAAAGGACTTAAAGACATCTACTACATCGTAGACGAGGCCACCAACTTATGCTCCCACAATAACATTATCTTCAAACTGCTGCGAGGAGGGATAGTAAAGAAAACACAAAAGATAAAACTTTCTCACGGCACCATAATACCAATCACAAAGGATTACCGTTATGAGAAGATAATGCATGACTGCTGTCTACTGACCGGCACCCCGTTGTCTGGGGATCCTATAGCAGCATACGGTTTGATATCAATAACTTCTCCTGAGGCCTATCCAAACTACGGAAACTTCTACAGGAAGCATGTTCTCGCAGAAGATAACTTCGGAAGCCCGGTCGCTTTCAAAGATCTTGACGTACTGCATGACAACCTTGTAGAGAACGCTGTGATAAGGGAAGTATCAGATCACCTAGACATGCCTGAGAAGGTGGTGAAGGGGGTGAAGTACGATCTGTCGCCTGCTCATATGAAACTCTACAGGAAGTTGATACAGGAGCAACTGCTGGTGCTTGAGGATGGCTCTGTGATAGACGCTACCGAGGCCACGAAGCTCTTCCACATGAGTCAGCAGTTTATCTTCTGCCCTCTGGAGTTTAAAGGAAAAGTGGAGGGGCTGGAAGTGCTCGACTCTCTGGTGAAAGCCACCAAGACAAGGATCCTCTTCAACAACTACATAGCAACCAATGAACTGATGATGGAACGTTACGACGCCGGTGGCTGCTTTGGATCCGTTAGCCGGAAAGACAAGGATAGGTACGTTGAGGAGTTCAAAGCAGGAGATTTAGACACCATCACAATACACCCAAAGTCAGGTGGTTACGGTTTGAATCTATTCAACTGCAACCAAGTTATATTTCCTGAGATGCCGCTGGCACCGAGAGATTACAAGCAGTGCTTGGCACGCAGCTGGAGGCAGGGACAGACTAAGACAGTGGTTATAACAATCTTGGTAGCCAGGAAAACAATCCAAGAGTCTTTACTGAGGAACACTATGAAGCGGGACGACGTGGTATCCAAAGTCTTGCACACCAAGGAGACAATTAGAAAGATGCTGGAGGGAGAGTTATGAAAAATAACTATTGACAACAGATAACACAACAAGTATATTCATCATGATAACAATTAGCGGCAAGGAGGACCGACATTAATCTACAATCGACAATCAAAAACTAACAATCAAAATTCAGCAGGAGAATCCATCATGGGTTTAAGAAGCAAAGAGAACAAAACTACCGTACCAGCCGACCAAAAAGAAACCGCCGCAGAGGAAAAAGTTGAGGTAGAGGCTGAAGTTAAAGAGGAAGCAAAGCCCGAGAAGGCAGTTGCGCTTAAGAAGCAAGCAGCCGTCCCGGCAAGTGTGGAAGGAGCTGCACCAACTCTGATGTCACTGCGTAACGCAATGAATGGCGAGGAGTTCGGCACTAACCTTATCCGCCTTGTGCCGGCATCTGGCTCAGTAAAGGTAGCAGGAACGCCGAAAGTACTTGGAAAGTTTGTTGACGTCCAGTTGGTATCCAGCTCTGATCGTTGGTTCATCACCCCTGTAGCAGACCCTAAAGACAAGGACGCTAAGAAGTTCTGCCGCCCGAGTTATGACGGTAAGACAATTCCAAGTAGAGACGGAGAAGCTCAGACCATTGAAGAGTACACTAACTCTGTTGAGGAGTACGATGAGTTTGACGTTAAGAAATATCTTGATCTCTACGTACTTGTTATCCGTGCCGGCGACCCTGACATGCAGGAAATCGTTGAAGCATTCGACCTTATCCAAGTGTCTGTGTCTCCAACAGCAGCCCCTATGTACAGAACGTTTGAGAAGCTCGGTAAGCTACGTGTAATGCGTGGACTATCTAAAGCTGAAACTCAGAACTGTTTTCGTATTACGGCTACCGCTAAGTCAAACGATTCAAGCGATTGGACAGTGTTTGAGTTTAATCCTATCCCACTGAAGGACATTGAGGGTTACGTACCTGTAGATCTGTCTGAGTAGCACCGCCATGCCTCCCTCTTCCTGAGGGAGGCATTTACAACCGCCAATAGGAGTAACCTGTGAAACTCATTATCATAGATTTTGAAACAACTGGATTAAAAGACCCAATAGATGTGGTCGAAGTGGCATGGGTAGAAGTTGACCATTCACTTAGTATAATCTCTGAGTTTGACTCGCTCGTTAATCCCGGGATACCAATCACAGAAGGCGCAGAAGGCGTTCACGGAATATCAGAGGTCATGGTAGCTGAAGAGCCATCCATTGAGGACATCAAGTTCCCAACTGGAGAGGTTTGTCTTATAGGACACAACGTCATTAACTGTGACAAGGCACTAGCCGACCCTCACATGAATATTGTAGCGTGTTGTGACACTTTGGTACTGGCAAGAAGGTTATTGCCTAACTGTGAAAACCACCAACTGTCGACTCTGCAGGCATACTGCGAGTTACCCAAGACGTTGGCACACAGGGCACCTGGAGACGTAAGAACTGTACTTAACCTGCTTGAATACCTGATTGAGGGCTCTGGTATGAGTCTGATTCAGCTGATCAACTACAGCAACACCCCACAGCTACTTGAGTACGTCAGCTTCGGGAAGCATAAAGGTAAGAAGTTTTCAGAGTTACCAAAGTCCTATCTTCACTGGATGAGGAACGCTGGAGACTGGGACATCGATATAACTCACACAATAAATTCTTTATAGGAGAATTAAATGGAAAAGCTTATTACTGATATGAAAGTAGCCATGGCAGATATCATGGACGACATAGACTCAACCACAAAGGCAGCTGAAGCCCGGGTCAGAAAGAACACTCTACTGATGGACAAACTGAATAAACGTTACCGGAAAGAGTCTATCGCTCAACATAAGTAAGAGCCTTGCTGTGAAGCAAAGAACAATACATCGGCGTTAGCCAAACTATAAAACAACAGCCTCTGTGTGGGGCGTCTCCGTAGACAGAAGCCAATATAGGTATCGAAGGAGAAAATCTTGTGTGGCTCCTTCGGGAGCCATACTTGTTTTGAGGAGAAGTAGATGAAGAGAATAAACAAATTGCTGGTCGATGCCAGTTCAGTACTGATGGCATGCTTGCACGCAGCAAAAGGACAAGAGAACAGCTTTCTCGATCCAGAACCTGAAGAGGGGAAAGACCCTGAAGTTATTCCAAGTGCCTTAGATGGGTACGAGATTTTCTTAGGTAGTCTAGAGAAAACCATGGATGAGTTTGGATTTGTACCCAGCCAAGTGATTCTCGTGAAGGATGGGAAAGGTTCAAGAGGGTTAAGGCAGGCGGTCTTCCCACCTTATAAGAAGCACAGATCAAGCAGTATGTCCTTCTTAAACGAGTTCAACAGCATGCAGTCCAGATCTGAAGAGATGTTGTGGAGTTACGGAGCCCTCAGCGTGGTCAAGGACGGCTACGAGGCTGATGATTTACTAGCCGCTATATGGAAGAAAGGGGATTGGATATGGAGCCGTGACGGGGATCTTATAGCAGCCGGTGATTGGTTCTACGGAGGTGAGAGGAATCCAGACAAGTTCCTAGGCATAACAAAAGAACGCATAGTTGTTTACAAATCTCTTGTAGGTGACACTTCTGACGGTTTCAAAGGCTGCCCCTCGTTTGGACCAAAGGCGTTCGAGAACATGATCATTAAATATGGTGATGATGTGTGTGACGATATCCTTGAAATGCTGAAGAACGAAACGCTTCACGAGCTTGGTGAGTACGCAGAAGAATTCAAACCATTCGCTAAGGTGGTTGAACTTAAAGAGAAGGTATACCAGAGTTACTACTGCGCAAAGTTCCACCACCCAGGCTGGGCCCTCAACTGGCAGAGTAGATTCCCGTCAACAAATGGAGACCTCCCTAAATGGAACACTTCCGACACCTTAGTAACAACGCAAAACTATGTGGCTGTCTTGTCAGATGTTGAGCATTCAACCTTTTCTTATAGCGTTATTGACTACGAGACAGACACTTGTCAAGAATCAAAAGACTGGTGTGAAACGTCGGGCGTCAGTGTTGACGTGATAGGATCTGAGATCACTGGTATGGGTCTCAGAATTAATTATTCAAACTATTACTTCTGTGTCAACCATGCGGACACTGACAACATCACGGAAGCCCAACTATTGGCCGTGCTCACGGCAATAGAGGGAAAACCTATCTACGCTCACAACTCTACAGGGTTCGAGAACGTGATCACTCACAACACTTTCGGAGATTTTCTCGACGGCGTGATAGACACGCAGCTCATGGCCAGCTATGTGAATGAAAATGACATGCTAGGGCTTAAGCATCTGTCTAAAAGAGATCTTAAATACAGCCAAGCAAGCTATGAAGATACCACTACCAAGACAGAAATTCTGCTTGATGAGAATGGAGAGGGGGAGTACGTCTACACCCAGCTAGGGATGAGTGAGCTCACCGGCAACGAGGTGGTGAAATATGGAATAGATGACGTGGTAGTCACAGACATACTGCAGAGACGTTTCACTTGCATCATGGAGTACGAAGGAACCTTTGACGCGTTTCATAACGTAGAGGACGACGCGAGCTACTTCACATCCCTTTGCTTTATCAATGGTGTGGACTTTGACAAAGAAGCATACACCAAGCTCAAGGCAGACAACGATAAGCACACTGACGAGGCTTGGAAGGTGCTGAACACAGCGCTACTTGAAGTTGGGTGGGAAGGTGGAAAGTTTATCCCTGTGAGACGAAAGAACGCCGGAGTATTCAACAAGATACACGAGGCTCTATACGGGAAGCCCTCGGAGTACTCATCGGTCCAGGAGGCTAAGAAGGGCATGCCTAACGATGCCATTGTGCAAGCATTCGATGGCACCCTTGACGATGTCAATGCCCTGTACGAGAAGTATTGGAAGCCGAAGGCAGAGTTTAATGTGAGATCTCCCAAGCAGATGTGCAGGCTCCTTTATGAAATTCTAGGGATGAAGATCAGAATCAGAAACAAACCTACCAATAACATGAGGGCCCAAGGGAAGGAAGGAAACCCCGCCAGCTCTGAAACGGCCATACAGAACAGCCTCACTTACCAAGACACTGACAAGCCTGAAGTTCTTAAGCTACTCTTGGAGTACAAAGGGTACCTTACCAAGGAAAGCTTATTCTTTTCTAAATGGCCGAACTATGTCCACTGGAAGACAGGAAAGATCCACTGCTCGATGAAGCAGAGCTCCACCAGTACACGGAGATTCTCCCATTCAAAACCAAACATGGCCCAGTTACCTAAGAGGAAAGGAAAAGAAGTAAGGGACATGATGGTGTCTCCTGAGGAAGATTGGTACATATGGGCCTTGGACATCGACTCACAAGAGCTGATACTTCAAGCTTGGGCTTCCAAAGACCCTGACTTCTTGGCCTGTTATCAAGGGGACGTAAAGAAGGATGTTCACTCATCGACAGGTTTTCAAGTGGCAAAAAAGCAAGGAGTTGATTTTGAATCTTATGAGAATTTCATGACACAAAAGGATGGGGAAGCTAAACCGTACAGGGTACTCGGGAAGGCAACTAACTTTGCGACTGCCTATCTATGTGGTGCCCCTAAACTTTCTCAGATGCTGTGTGTTGTGGAGAAAGAAGCCCAAGCATTTATGGATGCCAAGGCAGTGGCTTTCCCGGGGCTGATGCCGGCTGTTGAAGAGTACATCAAAATCTGTAAGGCTAGGGGATACGCAGAGACCTTTGAAGGGGCGAGGAGACACCTTGGAGGTCACCAACACTTTGGAAGCTCTAAGAAGTATGAAATATCTGCTGCTGGAAGGTTAGCTTGGAGCTTTAGGATCCAAAGTTCAGCAGCATCACAGATTAAATTAAGTACGGGTAGAATGTACCGTGAAGGGTTGTTTGATGATTCGTTGTGCATGCCTGTAACCATTATCCATGACGAGGCAGTAGGGATCATCCATAAATCTGTGCTGGAGGAGCGCATGCCGAAGTTGATAGCTTGCATTTGCCAGAAATACGAGGACATGGAAATCAAGACATCCACTACCCCTGAAATCGGGAGGAATTTTGGATCGTTGACAGAGTGGAAGGGATGAGCTATACTTTCCACAGGACGTGAGAATCCTGTGGAGTAATACAATTTAGGCAGTTGATGACAAGCGTGTCCCTATTACTCGGGAATTCTCACCACGTTATGTCATCAGCTGCCTTTCTTGTTTCTAGGAGAATAAAATGGATTTAGTGTTGAAAAAGAGCATGACGATGACCAGCACTCAGTTTGCGGAGATGACTGGTAAGGCAAAGGGACACATTCACAGAACAGTGCGTGACAATTTCGACGCTGAATTAAGGGAATCCATTATTGGATCCTCTATAGGAAGTAACGGAATGATCTCGGATTACCATCTACCAGAGACAGAGAGCATCATGCTTGCTGCCATGTTGGACAAGTCTTATTTAAGGAAAATAGCAGAATTCTGGAAGAATAGAAACGAGCTACTACCTAAAGACTTGCCGTCAGCCTTGAGGTCTTTGGCCGACAGGGAAGAAGCCCTTCAGATAGCCTTAGACACTAAAGCGGAAATAGGGAGTAGGCGAGAAGCAACTTCAATGAACACGGCTTCCACCGCCACTAAGAAGGCAAATAAACTAGAGATAGAGCTGGATCAATCTAAGACCTACTGCACTATGAAGAGGATGGAGATGCTGTGCCACGGGCAGAAATTTGATTGGAGGTTACTAAAAACAACACTAATTGAGATGAACATCCCAGCACTGGACGTCTTTGATGTCAATTATGGGACCGTTAAAGCTTACCATAAAGACGTTTGGATGGAAGCTTATGGATTAATGGTGGAGATATAAGCCGTGGAGGACTTAATGATTAACAACGACAATGATTTAACGATGCTTGGTAGGCAGTTAGTATTACTACCTGTTGCTATGGCTAATCTTGGACACACAAACATAAGTGGACACAAGAGGTATGTAAGAGGGCAGCCAATGCTTGAAGCTTACCTGGCTTGGATAGCAAGCCAGACAGATTCTACCCTTGATAACTTAATCACGGCATGCTGGGGACGAGGAGAATTTGAGGGCATGCAGAGACAGTTGTTTGATAAAGCCTGCGAAGCAATGACGATACATGGAGCTAAGAAACGAATGAACGAACCAAAAGTGAAAGGACTAAGCAGTATAAATATACCAACAGAAGACTTTTTAGGGGTTGGTGAACTTATTCACATTGATAGAAAGTTCAAAGACGATGAGGATTATCTCGGGACACTGACATTATCATTTGAAGAATTATTCGGAGATTTAGATAAAGAGGCCTTGATACAACTCAGGGATGAGATAGGAAGGAGAATAAAAATTGAAAAACGACGGTAAATATCTTGAAGATATGTTTCAGAAACAATTCGACAGAGAAGATACTCCTTCGGTGTGGTGCCATAGATTCCCAGACTCAAAGTCAGCAAGGAACCTAATTGGAAAGCAGCCATCTGACTTCATCCTAGCTGCAGTAGGAGAGGTTACACTGGTAGAGTGTAAGAGTGTGAAGCACACGTACAGGCTGCCAAGTTTTGTACAGCACAGCAGGATGGTAAAAGCTGCTATGGCTGGAGTAGGAGGAAAGATACTTGTACATCACTGGCATTCAGATACCTTCAGGGTGATTCTAGTAAAGGACCTGAGGTTAGGGGCAGCCTCTCATGACTTGAGAAAGCTGTGTGAGGAGTTGACATGGACGGAGGCAACGGAGAGAATATTATGACACCGAAAGAGAAATTATCTAGAGAAATAGTGAACCTTGTTACTGAGTTCTACGAAAAGACAGGTGTCGCTATAGAGGACATTAACATAGGATGGTACGAAACATCTGAACCAAAAAATATTTCAAAACAGTACACAGTTACTGGGATTGCTATAGGGATGAAGCCATGAAAAGAACATACAGAGAAGCAATAACAGAATGGATTGAAAGTAAGAAGCACTACAACGTAAGGTACTTGGATTTCTCAGAGGATAAGAGGAGACTTGCAACAAGCTTCATCATGTATGGTTCTCAAGACGATGAGAGCTTTGACGTAAAAATGTTTTCACTTGGCTATAGGCTAGTAGACAAGAAAATCTCTGTTTCACGGGATGGCGATATAACGCAGACCCACCTGTGGGATTACCCAAAGAAAAATAAAGAACCACTATTCAAACTAATACTGAAACTGTGTGGGGCGGAAGACACTGAACACGTCAACCATGTAGTGATAGCCTTACCTCCAGTAGAGATCGCAGTCGATGTAACTTACAACGCAACAACCGCAGAGGGTAAGTTTATACTTGAGGGTACTGCTGGAGTGCAGGTAACAAAGAAATTCGAATTGGTGGAGGTTGACTGATGAAAACTTTAATACTGAACGACATCCACTTGAACTGCCGTAGGGCTGGAGGCACTACAAAACAATCGAGGAAAGACTTAGAGGTGTGGATGCTGGGCCGATTTAAGGGATTGCTAGAGATACCTCATGAGAAGCTAATAATATTAGGTGATCTGTACGACAGGAGACATGTAGATGAGCACATCATGAAAGATGTGATAGAGTTATTAGATAAAGAGAACTGTGCGATAGCTGTAGGGAATCATGACGTTGGTAAAGGGGAGGACGGAAACACTATATCTTCTTGTGAATTTACCTCACTAATGTCAGACTCTACGCTTATTAAGGTTCCTATATTCTCAGGAGGCCTGTATATTATCCCGCATGTTTCAGATCAGAAGCTATTTGACCATGCCGTCCAACTGTGTCCGGACAACACAATAATGTTAATCCACGCCAACATAGATTCACCGTTTGCTCACGGTGACCACAGTTTGAATCTGTCATTACAGCAGATGCAGGATCTTACTGACAGAGGAGTTGACGTGATCTCTGGGCACGAACATACTAGGAGAGATGTTATGAACGTCTCAATACTGGGTAACCAATTTCCATCGTCTATTGCAGATTGTCTTGGAGGGGATAAGTTCGCTCATGTACTTGAGGATGGGGTACTAACCTCGATACCTACATGGACTACTGATTCATACTACGAAGGATCTGAGATACCAAATGGACCCTACGACTTCATAAACATAACCGGAGAGTGCGAGTTGGTAGAGTACCCTGCGATAGTAAAAGCAGTAGCTGAACTCAGAAAGAACTCTAACGCCTTTATTGTGAAGAACTCAACAAAGGTTAAGGAGTTTGAAGTAGCAAAAATGACTGAAGAGATCACAAGATTCAACATAGTAGATATGTTGTTGGAAGAAATAAACCCTGATTACAGAGAGGAGGTAAGGTCTTGCATATAGAACAAGTAACTACAAAGAACTTTGGAGTTCTTGAAAACGGAACTTACAATTTCGTTGACGGAATGAACGTAATACGTGGCGGCAACGAGCG